AAGATGATACCTAATGCTTTGGAAAAGATGGGTAAGGAGCATGGGGTTAAGGTTAAGACAGGACAAATAGAAAGTCCTTATTATGGAAGTGGCCAAGGTAGCGTAAAGATTAAAATTCCCACAAAACATGATGTCCACTACATTGACATTCCGCAGTCTCTTAAAGATACTGTTCTTCGTAAAGGTCAACCACTTTTCAGTTCTGCGCATCCCGGTGTTACATTTAGTCAAGTTGATCATGATCCTTGGGAGAAGAAAAATGCCGCTAAAGAAAAGTAAATCAAAGAAAGCATTTAAAGCTAATATTAGAGCTGAAGTTAAAGCTGGTAAGCCAGTAAAGCAAGCCGTTGCGATAGCATATAGCGTTAAGAGAAAAGCAAAATGATTATTCAGCATTTAAAAACTGTTGAGAAAGAAATTAGTGAAAGTGTTGTAAATAAATTACAAATTTTATTAGAAAAAGCTAAAAATGGAGAAATTACTGAACTTTTGGCAATTTATAAATGTACAGATGGAACTTGGGACAATACATCTACAGAAACTTTACATTTTTCAGAATGGATAGGTAGACTAGAAATTACTAAACTAGATTGGATAGCCATAATGAAAGACAATAGAAATGAAGCTTGAAAAGAAAATGATTAATCCAGCATCAGTTTTAATTGAACAAACAGCCGCAGATTTATGTGCAGAATATTACGAGATAGGACGCTCACAAGGTCTCAAATCAAAACATAAAAATCATAAAGCTTTTGTTCATGCCCACATTGAACGCTTTATTCCAATAGCTGTTGATTTGCTAACGTCAATGCTTGGTATGCCTAATGTTTCAGATGATCAAAAAGTTTTAATTCATGAAGCATTAATAGAACGTGCTAATGATCCTGACTTGTCATTTATGAATGAAAAAATTCCAGATTTTAAAGAGCCTGAGAAGCGGCCAATTATTTTAAATTCTGAAAGCATCAGTTCTAGATTTACAAGGAAATAAGACATGGCTGTTTTGTCTCCTAAAGCTTTGATAGAACTTTGGAATGAAATGCTCAATGAAGGCAGAAAAACTGGATTTGGTATGAAACATTCAGATGCTTTTATTAAAAAAATTAATGACGAATATGATCAAGAATTTGATAACAAAAATTTAAGAAAGGTTCTAAAGATGGCTAAGAAAATGAGCTTACCTGTTGCTAAGGCTGGTGGTCCTGTCAGCACTGCTGATGCTATTGAAGGGCCTGATAGGATTTCTATTCAGGAGCGCAAGTATCGCGCTGAAGATGGAGCTAGGACACTCGCTAGAGCGCAGGAAATTAAACGAGATAAAGGCTTAATGAAAGATATTAAATCTCACGTTAAGATGATGACTAAGGCGGTATGTAAATGAATTATAAAGGCAAACCCATTGAAGAGTTCTCATTGTGGGAACTAGAACAAGCTAAGTATGAATTTGATCATGCTGAAGCTAGACGTGAGAATGCTAGTAAGCATCCTAAATTTAATGAAGATAGGATAGTTGACAATCATAAAATTCCTAAAATGGAAATGGCTGAAATAGCTAATCCAGCATATCTAGAATTAAAACAAGCAATTCAAGAAGAATTTGAAAAGAGAAAGAATAACAAATGAAAATCGATGGTGAAAAGTCAAAAGAAGAACTAGAGCGCGAAAGCATTCAGGTTGAAGAACTTCCTAAAGAAGAGGAGAAGAAAGAAGATGACAAATCAGATACAGACGGTGAAGGTGATAAAATCGATGAAGATAAAGAAGCAGACAAAGAAGAAACCGAAGAAGAAGTAATTGAAGAAACTGCTGAAGAAAAAACTATTCGTGAAGCTGATGAAGCGGCTGAAGCTGACACTAAAACCAAACGTCAAGTTGAGCGTATGCAGAAGCGTATTGATACGCTTACCGCCAAGACACGTACAACTGAAACTGAAAATGCTGAGTTAAAGAAGCTTTTGGACGCTAAGAAAGAAGATGGTTCACTTACGCTAACTGAAGAAGAAGTTGAGCGTAGGGCTGAATTGAAGGCTGAAGAAAAGCTAGGTGCTCGCCAATTTCAAAAGGCTGTTGATAGTTTGGCTAAAGGTGCAAATGCACTTGATAAAGAATTTAATAAAAATATCAAAATAGTAACTGATGAAATTAGTTTGCTACCTCCTATTATGATTGGTATTCTTGAAGATTTGGAAAATGAAGCTGGAAAGAATGTAGGGGCTGAAGTTCTAGTCTATTTGTCTAAAAATATTGATGCTTATGAGGATATTTATTCATTGTCAGAGGGACGCATGGCTTTGAAGCTTCAGAATCTAGCTAATAAAATCAGTAAGAAACCTGCTAAGCCGGTATCTCAAGTGCCAGCACCTAATAGGCCTGTTGGCGGCAATAACGTTCAAAGCCCGCTTAACGATAAAATGACTGATGACGAATGGATTGCTAAGCGTAATGCTGAAGTAGCTGCTAAGAGAAGGGCTTAAGTGTGGGTATTAAGTCAGGCATTTACGCGATTATTAATATCGTAACTGGTAAAGTTTATGTTGGTCAAGCTTATATAATTAATAAGCGTTGTACTAACCATGAAGTTGAGTTACGGCTTAATCGTCATGTAAATCCTTATTTGCAAGCTTCTTGGAATAAATATACTGAAGAAGCTTTCATATTTATTGTATTAGAGCGCGTAGAAGATTTAAGCAATCTTACTACGCGTGAACAATATTGGATGAATAGGCTTAAAGCTTGTGATAGACTATATGGATTTAATCAAGCTCCTGCTGCTGGTAGCATGATTGGTTATAAGCATAGTGAAGAAACTAAACAAGCTTGGTCAGAATATAGACAAGCTAATGCTAAACCTAGATCAGATGACGTTAAGGCTAGAATAGGTGCTGCTCACAAGGGTAGAGTATTTTCGCCTGAGACTAGAGCTAAAATGGCTGCTGCTAAGATAGGAACTAAACACTCAGAAGAAACAAAAGCAAAGATGAAGATTAAAAATTTTACAGAAGAAGGTCGCAAAAGAATTTCTGAGACTAGTAAAAGACGTTGGCAAGAAACGTCTAGTTCTATTGGTCATCCTAATCGATTTAAAAAATAAAAATTTTATTTGACAGATTTTAAATTTTAGTATTTGTGTGAACAGAAGCCTCTTGGTTGGCGATAAGTAAACCCTGTCTCTACGCCTAACTCCCTTGGCAGAGTTATTGCCCTGATCAGCTTGTTAAATCTACTGGCGCAAGCACCAGTAATTCACAAACAATCTTATCAGTATTTTAAATTGTCTAGCAATCGAATTGCAGCAATTAAAATTAAGGAATTAAAGTTATGGCAAACACTATACTTACGATAAACATGATTACCAGAGAGGCAGTGCGTTTATTTAAAAATTCCAATCTATTTATTCAAAACATTGATCATCAGTATGATAGCTCATTTGCTATTGATGGTGCGAAGATTGGCTCTTCGCTGCGCATTCGCCTTCCGTCTGATTATACTGTTCGTCAGGGTCCAGCAATGTCATTGCAGGATACTACCGAGCAGTTTACTACGCTTAACGTTACTACTCAGTCTGGCGTTGACGTTCCGTTTACGTCTGCTGAGCGTACTATGAGTTTGGATGATTATGCTGAGCGAGTTATGGCACCGCTGATTAATAACCTTGCTGGTAACGTTGCTGCTACCATTATGCTTGGCTCTGAAGGTGGCGTTTGCAATATGTTTCTAACGTTGATGGTGCTGGTTTTGTAACCACTCCCGGTTCTGCTCAGTTCCTTCTTGCTAATGCTGTGCTGGATGACAACTCTGCTGATCAGATGACGCGTAACGTTGTCAATGATCCGACCACGGATGCTTTAACAACTGTTTCGCTTCAGGGCTTGCTTAACCCAACTCCAGAAATTTCACAGCAGTTTCGTAGTGGAATGATGAAATCTGGCCTTGGTTATGATCGTTGGTTTAGGGATCAAACTGTTATTAAACATACTACTGGTACTTTTAGTGCAGGCGGTACTGTTAACGGTGCACAGTCCACTTCTACTTCTGGTGGCAATCTTCTTGTTAACGCTATTACCGGAACCTTTAAGAAAGGCGATATCGTTACC